AGCAACTTATCAACGAATTTGTCCAAGGCTGCATTGGATTCCTTAATCCATCCACCAATACCTTCTCCAGACTTGATTTGTTGCTGAATAGACTCCAAACCTTGCATTGCATTCTGCAAAGCAACAAGTTTTTGAATGCTTTTTTCAATCTCTGAATCATCAAACCCGAATAATGCAGAAAATCCTTGAGTAATTTGACCAATTGAACCAAACGATTTCAAAGTATCAAGCAAATTGTCCATCGCTTGAGAAGATACTGTGGCATCTTTCATTTCTGAAGACAGTTTCGCAACAGCATTCTGCAAATCCTTGAATTTATCAGTTCCTTGCTCACCATTGATTGCCATTGTCTTCAACTCGTTGGAAAGGGTCTTCAAAGCATCTCTTGCACTTGTAAATTCTCTTGTAGCACCTCCAACTTCAATGTTGATTTTCTGAAAACCATCAGCAGCACTCTTATAATTACCAACATTGCGTCCGAATTGACCATATGCTTCCTCCATTTCCTTGAGTTTATTGGTCAATTCATTAGCCTCAGCAGTCATCTTCTCAATTCCTTCACTATCACCAAGGTCTGTGGTGTTAATCACTGTCTTGAGGTCTGCAAGATGTTGTTTTATACCTTGCATTGTATTGCTATATTGGTCAAGTTGCAATCTTTGTGATGCTGCCAATTGATTCTGGTCAGCAAGAGTTTCTTTTAATGCATCTTTTGAAGCCATATAACTCTGATAGATTTCTTTGCTATATGCAGCCCTCTTTGCATCAGTCTGAGCAATCTGATTCGCTAATTTCTCTTCCTCAGACAATGAAGACTTAGAGCCTCCACCACTAGAGCCTCCACTAGATGCATTCACCTTAACACTACTATTCCCTATTTTTTGTATCTTCTCATCAACAGCCTTAAGAGAATTATTAAGTTTGTTTACTACTTCAATAGATTCCTTTACACCATTAATGGTAATTTGATATGTTTTTGTTTGTGCCATCTTAATAATTTTTATTAAACATGAAAAAAAAGACCTAGAGAATATCTTCTAGGTCTTTATTAAATTTTATATTTTTTTCATTAGTTTCAATGAAGTGGTGTCATTTCCACTAGGGTCGTAACCTTCCACTTCAAGTGGTATGAATACATCTGTATCAACTGCCACATATGAGCCATTTCTAATTCTGTTATATTCGTCAGAATTCAAATATACATCCAATTCAACAATATTTGATGATAAATATGCCTTTTCGTTAAATAATTGAGTTAAAAGCGTTTCAGAACCATTTGCCTTATAACTTAAATCAATGCCATCCTTGCTACTCTGTGGCAAATAAATAAATACTTGCTCTGAAGGAATATTCTTTGTCCATACATAAGTTCCAAGAGGTTTTGGAGAGAACCAAAATCTTTGTGCTTGCCCATATCCATTATGTTTTCTAGATTCATTGTAACTATAACCATCAATCATGTATGAATATTTACTTATGACTGGAATATTTATTGCTTGCCATGAGCCATCTGGATTTCTAAACGAAAATGCATCATACCAAGTATATGAGAATGGCAAACTTACATCTGATGTTGAGGCAACATATTCATCAGTGTTGAGAATAATCTTTGTATAGCCACTATCTCCCCAATCTTTCCAATTCTTTTCGTCAAGAATGGTTTCTCTACCAGCAGCAGCAACAGCACTTCTTTCAAACCCCCATTCATCTGTATCGATTTTGTATTTAACAGACATTGAAGATGGATAATTTATCTTTTCAAATTTTGCATCTTTAATGTTAATTTTATCATTTAAATCGACAACGCCATTGGAATGATTTTCAAGGGTCTTAACTTTATTTATAAATATGTTATTGCCATCTTGTACGATTTCTAGATTAAATGCATTTTTTATACCTTCAATCCAATCACTAACCTTGGTTTCCTTATTCATAAACTCACCTAGTTGCAATTTTCTTGGGAAACCAAATTTAGACCTCATTGCACTTTCATATTTTTGGTCTGTCTCATCCCATACCAATTCATTGTTCTGCCTTAATGTATCATAATCTTTTGGAGATACTGCTTCAATTTCTAGATTTGCATTAATATAGGTTGAATACCATAACGATTCGCCATTATAATTTGAATAATCTCTGTGAATTGCAAACAAGTTCAATATATCACCCTTATCAAGATGGACAATGGCATCAAGACCTCCAGACATATCTCCTTGAGTTATTCTGAAGTTAACACCTCCTTGTGGATTTGGATTCCATTGGAATGGATTGCCCCAAGTATAGAAGAGTTGGTTCTTTGCTCCAGATAAAACGCTCCAAGATTTTCCATTTTTAATGACACTTGCAACACCACCATGCGCTGAAGACCAATCTTCACCTTCTTCATTTACTCGACCCATTGAAGAGAAACCCATTATGAAATTTGGATTCACCACTGGGTCATATCCCATCAAGTGGTTTGACTGACAATCTATTACATGCATTACTTGGCTTATCGTCCTACAGTCCATTTCTTTGTATAATTTGCCATGTGGATTAACATAATCAATAGCGTCTTTTTGTGCTGTTAATGTATCTGGAACCGTTGGAACACCACCTTGATAATCACCACCAATTGTGTGATAATAATAACCGAGTTTTTCATGTGGAAAGCATGCTTCATACCAATAATAGTTTGTATAATTTCCATCAAGAATGCCATTTGCTATATCCATATTGTCCTTACCCTTTATCAACTCAACATTATCATCATAATTCTTGACAAGTTGAATTTCCAATGGCATTGTTACCAAGAAATTTGGCGGAATTTCCACACTATCTGTCTTCTGTGGGTCACCACCACCCCGTCTTGTCCATTGAGTTGCATATAAAGAAGTATTTTGACTTAACCATGATGATATATCAAGATGAATCCTATAATATCCACTCGCTGGAATAACAATCACTCCTTCACCACTGTCATAAAGGTATTCTGGCTGTTCCCTCGCTGTTACACTGCCATCTTTAAGCATATTGTATAATTGAATAGAAGAAAAGTTATATTGATGACTTTCAGTAATCGTAACACAGTGTTTTTCTCCATCCCATCCTACTCCTATATTTCCTCCAACTCTTAAATATGGATATTTCAAATCTTGGGGATAGCCATCACCATGAGGTTGCCATGCCACACTCAAATTAACCTTTCCAATCTCCTTTTGTCCAATGTTATATAGTGGAACTTGCTCATTTGCAAGGTTCGTTGATGCAAAAATATCACCAATCAAAGGGTCTGTCAAAGCATCACCACCAACAGTATAACCCTTGGTCTCAAATGCCTTTTTCATCGTTTCCATGACATTTAACGAAGGATAAAAGTCTTGCATATACCAGCGATTCCATTCATCCATTACAAACTTGCTAGTGTAATGTTTGTCACCATCTACAACTTCATATGGAGTTTTTGCAAATGCACCATAACTAACTAGAGGAAACATTATTTTCTTGTCCCCACTCGCATTGTATTCATTCATTGTTCTAACCCCATAAAATGGTATTTCCCAAGAAATCTCATTCATTCTCATATCGCCAAAAATCTCACTTACAGAGTTGGTTTTCATCTGAACAAGATTCACAGAATAATATCCATCTTCATAACTGTTAACAGTCAAAGAACCCTTGAATATCTCATCTCCATCAGCATAAACATATGCATTATATCTCTTGTTAAATTTATTCTCTGCTGCTGAATTATTGGCATAATTGAATATTGTATTGTTCTTTGGCGTTGCTGGAACCTCAAACTCAAACGAATATTCGCCTCGTTTGGCTGCAATCTTGGTAGGGTCAAATAAAACAGTGTTGAAACGCATATTAAGCGAATCTTGACTCTCTAATTCAACCTTTTCTCCATTTACCAAAAGTTCAATATAATGGTTTTTATAATTCATCTAATTATATGTTTTTTTTAAATTATTGACATCGGCATGCTGTAGTGATACCTTATTGTAGCCTCATAAATATCATTGCTGTCAATCTCATTTATTGCAACATCCTCAAGGATTATCGCTTGCTCTGCACCAGATACATAAGTCCATATCATTGGTGACTGCATGAGGTCATTGAAAATATAACTTCCATCCTTGCTAACAATATGAGACTTCATTGTAACACTATAATTTACTTGAGAATTGTAAATCTTCTCCAATTCATCCATCTGACTTGTGTAATAATCATAAATATTCTTGTTATATGTTGTAACTTCAAGATTCTTTGTCTCAGTACGAGAACCAGTGAAATCAAAGAATGATATTCCACCATAGGAATTACGCCAACATATTCTTTGATAATACTCAGTTGCCTTCTTTGGTTTTATTACACCATATCTTATCGTTTCATACGTTGAATTAACATATACATCAATATAAGTCGCTTGTTTATAATATTCATCTGCTAAGTCAAATGTCAAATCAACAAGTTTGCTGTTTGTTACATCTATTGTCTTTACAACTTGTTCACTGTGAATATTGTCAAAGGCAGAATTCTTATATGTGATGGTAAATGTCTCTTGTCCAGAGGTAAGACGATATACTGACATTAATATACTATTACCATAAACATATAAATCTGATTCATTATCTTGACTCTTTGTTGTTCCTCTATGCATGTTCTGGGCAATAAGCAACTTATTCCCCAACTTCATATATTTATTACCCAAGTTAACCATGTAACCTTGAGAAATATAGTTTGTTGAAATGGTATTTAATGGTGTATAATTGCCATTTTCATCAGTTTTCCACACTTTTAATGAATATGGCTTTGATTTTCCCTCTTCAGCATATGTCGCTAGTACTGGAGATATATCAAATCCACAATAACCATTATAAAAATACTTTGTCAATGTCGTTTGATAATCATTACCCAAATATAAATCAACACCAATCTTATTCTTTATACCACTCGTTCCACTACCTTGCTGGATTACATTGCACTCAAAAATACTTGATGGCATGTTGGTTTCAAAATTCTCAAAAAGATTTTGACCAATCTCTCTGTTGTAAAGATAAACATCCGTACCTCCAGTGTACTCAATACGCCATGAAGATAACACATTTGGACAATTCCTTAAAGCATTTGCAACAGTCATAGCAGTAACTTTATTGTCATTGCCACTGGTTTTGTATAAAAAGTTCTTGTTTAACGCATCTTGATAACTGCTAACACTTCTGATAGTGTCATCAATTTTAATGTACCAAGGTGTGGTTAATGTGGATGTCCATTCTCCCTTGAAGTTCAACTGATAAATAGTACAAGTTCCACTCTGAGATTCCTCCACACTCACAATGTTTGGAATATCAGTAAATGTAATCAAATTCTTAGCATCACCAACTGGTAAATTGTTATATTTTACTGTCATCGTTATTTAAAAAATTCATCAATTATCTTTGTTATTTGGTCAAATAATTTATCTGACCATTCATTATCCCATTTATTGTCTAACTCTTCCATAACATGCTCAAAAATGGGTCTGGGTCTTATTCCATCCCTTGATATTGCCTTTCTGATTGCCCAGATTGTGCCATTATCACTTGGAATTCCATGCCTTTTTGCCCATTTTATGATTGGTTCTGGAGGAGGCAACTTCGCTCCCTTCCTTCTGCCACTCTCAATGTATTGAATGTAATCATTCATCATTACATCAAACACCAAATCACCATCATCTGTGGCAATCACTTCTAAACTATTAATTAAATTGGAATCAGCAAGGGTATTAGAACCAGTTTTGTTGTTAATTCCAGCATCACCACTCATTACAGCCCTAATAATGGCTAATATGTCATCTCGAAATGCTATTATTACTTGTTCTAACATGTTCTTGAACGTTTAAGTTTTATAGGCTTTATTGTTAATTCACCAATATCTTCAGTTGGAACATCAATTGGTGTGTCTTTATCATCGTCTTCATAAGGCTCATCATTGAAATTATCATCCAATGTGCATAAATTAACTGGATTAGGCATCTCTAACGTTACTGATAGTTTAACACCAGCACTTGAATCATCAGTGTAGTGTGACAATGTCAAAATACTGTAGTCATATACACTCACAATGCCTTTAAATTCGTCTTTTGTATCAATGTATGCCAATATATCAGCAGCAATGGTGTAAGCGTTATTCTGAACGTCTAAAACACTATTATCATCATCAACAAAACCCAATATATATACCTCAAATTGAGCCTTGAATATATTTGTTGTGATATTTAATTCATGCAATGATACATCATCGACATAGACTTGGTAAGTCTTGTGATTATTCTGAGCGTTATTAAAATCATTTCCTTGATATCTGAATGTCCTTACACCTCGATGGCGAAGTGATACATCTTTTAATATGTTAATTACGTCTTTAAGCATATTTCATTTATTTTTGTTTTAAACATGAAAATTCGAGCCAAATAAAAATAAAAAAAGACTTAAAAAAGTAATATCCTTTTTAAGCCTTTGTTTTATTATAACCTTAACAACCATCCACTGAAAAGGAGATAAACGATTCTAGAGGTGTTTCCAGAAGAAATAGAGGTTATCTGCCTCTTCTTTGTGCTTTTCTTCTTAATTCTTGGAAATCTTCCTCAGCCTTCTCTGCTTCTGCTTTATCAATTAAGTAACTTAAGAATTGAAGGTAATCTGCTAGATACATTTGATAGACCTTTCCAACTTTTTCAATTTTTTCATCGCAGATTTCATAGAGCGTTTTGATATTTCCCCATTTTTGTGCAAAGTCTCTATATCCTTGCGAGTGAGGTCTATTGCTTCCTCCACCTTTGAATACGATTGGGTAAGTATCAGAGATGTCCCGTAAACATGCAAAAAAAAACTTACAATGGGCATCACCTTTGTCACCGATTGTTCTCCCCATAACTTAATTCTATCCTCCAATACTTCATTCTCAAACTTGGAATCATACAATTCATCATCTTTTCTGCATAATATTGCCAATATTCCACTGTAATTATGAGGATTGCTCTTTATTAATGTATCAACAGCAATATATTCACCAACCTTTAATTTATTTTGAAAATTAACAGAATATGTTTCACCATTTATTTCAACCTTATTTGATGGCTGCTTTGTCTCAAATGGGGTTTGTAGAAATATTGTCTTTTGCATTATTGCTTGAAGAACTTCTAGTGGGAGATTATTGATTTCATCCCTTGTTTTATTGCAAAATATATGAATTACATCCCTTACATCAAAGTCCTCATCCTTGTTCTCATAGTATTTTTCAATTTCTTCGAATTGCTTTAATGTAATCTCATCCCAAGATGATGGGCATTTCCATTCACCCAAATTAATTATTTCATTTTCTTCCTTTTTCTTCATATTAATAATATATTATCTGAATAATTTTGCACCAGTGGCAACAAAATTTACGTTAATTTTTCCAGCATACTTGAAATCATTCTTGCATTTATAAGCAATTGCAGTAGCCATTACTCTATCATCATGTCCACTTCCTCTTGCAGCAAAGGTTAATTTCCTTGATTTTGATACTGTAACAACAAAATTTCCCAATTCATTATATGTCTTCATATCATCCTTTAAGAAATGAACATTCTTATTTGCTATTGCAACAGCAAGGTCACTGATAATCTCCTCTTTTGAAGAATTTGTGGTTGTCCAGTCATATATGTTTGATTTTCGCTTAACTAATTTCTTTATTTCTTCTAGCATTGGTAATCCAAGACCATTTATTTCCCCATATACTGCTACTGGATTTGATTTGTTTATATAATCAGCAATCTGCCTATACTTCATATCAAGTGTTCCTATAGCCTCAAATACCTCTATTTCGCCTCTCTCATTGACTTTTGAACACACTGTGGCATCACTACCATCACCACTACAGTCAATGCCAATCCAGCACTTGGAATTATTATTATAAAGACCAATATCAAAACAATCTGAAAATCCTTGAAAGAATGATAAACCATCATCTAACCATTCACATAAATATTCTTGTTTAAAAGATATTTCTGGGATTGATTTCTTTATTTCTTCAATCTCTTCTGCTTTGATAAATCCATCATCATATATCGTTTTTAATATTGATGTATATTTGGGATATTCATCAGATAATCCTCTTTGATACATTTCATAGAAGATATTATTTTTTCCCAATGGTGTCGAAACAAATATACATTTCTTACCTCTTGCTTTAAGTGTTGGTGATAGAATATCATTCCAAAGATGTGTTCCATCAGTTTGCTCTTGCTTATGAAAGGCAAACTCATCACATATCATGTAATTAAAAGTTTGACCTCTCAATGATGCACCTTGCTCTGCTGAGAAGAATGTTAGTGTTGAATTATTTTTTCCCTCGATAATCAAATCACTACCATTTGCAGACTTAATAACCTCTTTTGGTAGTACCCTTATAAGTTCTTTATAAAGTCTTTTTGCAAGGACAAAGTTTCTGCATATGTATGCAATTGACATGTTCTTTTCTAGTAACCATTGAATACATAGAACAAGCATAAGAATCGTCTTTCCCGATTGTCGAGAAAAGACAACGGTGATGAACTTATACCTTTTGTCTTGTACTAAATCCCAAACCTCCTGCTGGGATTTACTGAGTGTTATGTCGAAATTCACATTCATTTATAATACCATTCACTATCCTTGTAATGATGTTTTTGTTTGGAGTATTCCCCTCTGCATGCAGCAGCAACTGAACCTTGATTAAATCCGTTTCTACCGCATTCTGCTGTTGAAGTCCATTCTTTTATTTCACCATTACTTTTTATTTGTAATACAATCTTTGATTGCGCTGCTGCCATTCTATAGTTTCTTGTACCATAATTGCAGTTTTCTTTAGGTGTCATTAGATTAAGGTTGTTTAATGCGTTGTTTGTTCCATTCTCATCAATATGGTTTACTTGTATGCCATTTGGGATATCTCCATTGAAATAAGTCCAAATAACTCTATGCATTTGAAATTCCTCTTGCTTACCATTTATAAGTTTTAATTTGACTCGCAAATAGCCTTTAAGTTTTCTGCCTTTTAATGGTCTATTCCAATGCTTACTTATAATTGTACCATCTTGATGGATTTCATAATTTGAAAAATCAATTAAATTCTCTCTACACATAATATTAACATATTTTTGCAAATATATAGAAAATATGTTAATTTTCCAAATTCTTATTTTTTATTTCTTCGTATTTTACAACATCATCTTGTTTATCATTATTAAAACCAAAATTAATTGTTATACCTTCACCATTTGTATTAATCTGGATGTTATTTTCCTTCTTATCAATACCAAGGAATATCTTTGCCATAGAATCCAATGTGGCTCTAGCATTAAACACATCACCTCGCTTCATACATTCAGCCAAAATGGTTTCATACCTCCCATAGAACATGTTCCGTAACTTCTCAGCCTCAACATCACAGTCAACAGCAAAACGGTCAAGTCCAGCATTATAATAATTTGCCGCTTGTCTTGCTGCCAAAGGTTTCTCCATGCCCTTGTATAACCCATTGGTAATCTTCTCAATGATGTCACTTCTACTCATTCCATTGGCAATATCAACATAAACCAACGAAACTAGAGCATCAGCCTTGTTATACTTCTCAGTTAGAGTGGGCATACCAAGAGAGGCTGGGGTTTTCTTTGCCTTTCTTCCTCTCTTTGATTTCTCACCATGTGTTTTTGCTAACATCGTTATTTCTTTTTATTTTTCTTCGTTTTAATCTTATTTTTAACATCTTCCATCTGCTCTTCAATAATATCTAGTTCAACTGATAATTCAGATGGTGTTAAACCACTTAACTCTGCTTGCTTCTTGTATTCATTCAAAGCACTCTCTAGTTCATTAATGCGAATCCGAATGCAACTACCACATGATGTTGGTGCTACAGATTTATTCAATATTTTGTTATACACTTCAGTGACTTGTCTCCCATCGATGTAATATCCTTTATTTCGTAATTCAATTGCTTTTTCTACAAATTTAATGGTTTCATCTGTCCAATTCATAATATTATATTTTTATTCTTTTATTTTGAAATATTTGGTATAATCTTCCATCTTTACTGTCTTCTTTTTTTGGTCAATCTGTAATCCTAAAAATAGGAATCCAGCAAAGAATAATCCCATTATTAACATGAGCCAATCGCCAAAAAGTAGGGAAATAAAGGTTGATGTAACCCATGCAATATGTGTTGATAAACATTTTCTACATTCAAATGCTTTAAATTGAAAGAATGGATATTGTCCCAATCTATATTTGGTTTCAGTTAAAATATATCCCAATGTATATCCTAGAAATACACTAAAAATTAATAATAAAAACTTTACTGCTAACATTATATTAAATTATTATATTGCGCATAAAAGGCTGCACTTATTTCTTCCTTCTTTATATTTGCTTTAACCCATGACTTCACACTTATAATCTTTTGTCTGCAACTTTTGATATTCGTTTTATTTGAAATTTGTTTATATGTTAAATCACACAATGTTTTCAATTTGAATAGATAGAAATATTCATTGTCAAATTCTTTCTCAACTTTATGCATGATATATAGTGTTGCAAAGTCAATCCAGAGGTCATTAATAAGTTTTAATCTAGATGTATTATTATTGGCATTATACCAGATTTCATACACATCATTGATATTATCTGAGGTAATGTTGTTATCCCTTTTTGAATTTATTGCACTTCTTTTCGTTTCTTTGATTAAATTGAAGAATGAACGAATTAAATAACTTTCAATACCATAACTGGAATTATCATTTAATTTTCCTTTCTTTACAATGGCATTATAACATCTAATCATACTTTCATGGTATAAATCTTCATCAAATTTCATTTTATTTCTTCCGCATAACATCTTGAGTTTGGTTTTAACCAGTTCATAGTTATCATTTATATGTTGTAAAAATCTCTCATGGTCTCTCATTTAAGGTTTGTGTATTAACTCATAATTATTATTTTTTAATAGATATATCCAAGCATCTTCTATTTTTAATTCTTCCCTCTTTGCCAATTCAAAGCCTTGATATAACTTTGAATATATCCTTTTTGCCACTTTATTTGGTCTGTGCTTGAGTTTTGTTAAGTTAAACAGTATAACATAACCATCCTCTAAAAAATTGATATACAAAGGTATTTTATCCTCGCATAAATAATCCAGCAGCATGTCACCAATTTTATGTGCTTCAATATAAATTGTTGAGGCTGTATATACCTTTCCTTCAGTTGTGAGTCCAGAAATTGTTAGATTATTGGTGATGGTTTGTTTTCTTTGTTTTAATTCAATTGATATATATCTACCATCTGTTGTATATCCACTTGCATCTGTTGTGTGTTTTTCTGGGCATCTTCCCAATTCTTTTAGATTTAAATAACTATTAAACCCTTCTAATAAAAGATAATCTTTTTCTTCTTGTTTTAAAGTGTAATTTGTGTTTTTCATGCATTTTTTGTAATTTTGTGTGTTAGTCTATCTAACTGGAATATAATACATCCAATTCCAATAATTATTATTAGTAATTCCATAATTCATTTTGTTTTCTAATAATAAATATCCAGAACTTTTCAAAAATTCGAAAAAAAATAGATTTATTTTAAAAAAAAATTACACTGTAGATTGCACCATTGTTATAACTAATTGATTATCAATGGTAATATTCTTCCCCTTAAGGACACAAATTTAAAAAAAATATTTTATTTTTAATTTATTCTCATCCTCGATAAACACTAATTAACTAAAAATATTTGGTGAAAAATTTTAAAAGACCTAAATTTGCACCCAGAAAGAAAATAAATTGCACCAACAATGACACCAAATATTTAGTTAATTTAAAAATATATTTATTATGAAAGTACAGATTGCAGTTATTAAACTTGTGTTAAGAACAAACAAGGTTTTGAGTGATGGTTCTCATCCTATCATGTTGAGAGTAAGTTTTAATGGAATGAAGGAGAAGAGTACTGGATATTCATGTCCTCTTAATCAATGGGATAAGAAGAATGAATGTATCAAGAAAGGATATCCCAATTATACTCAAATCAATTTGCAACTTCGTAAATTTAAGAATGAGGCAATTGAGAAGAGGGATAGATTTATTGCTTTAGGAGAGGATTATACACCTCAGATGATACTTTCCAAGGGTGAGGAGAAAAAGGTTGTTAGAAACGATGTATGGGGGCTTATTGAGGCTTATATTCATGACAGAGCAATTGAAGGAGGAACAAAGTATCAATGGATTGCGATGTATGGTCATTTATTGAAGTTTGTTGGTAAGAAGAGCATATTGATTAATGAGATTGATAGTGGTCTTGTGAGGCGTTTTGCAAAGTATCTTGAAGGTTCTTTATCTTCTGCTACAATTCGCAAGTATTTAACCAAATTAAAGGCTTTATGTACTTATTGTGAGGGTAAGGGAATTATAAATGAAGAGCCTTTTAAGGATTGGAAATTTTGGAAGGAATATAAAGATGGAAAGAATGAATTATATATCAATGCAAAGACAATGGATTTGATGATTGAATTATTCATTGATTCTATTATTATTAGAAAGTCAAATGACAATTGGACATATAGGGATGGTGTTATTGAAGAATTGCTAGATATAAAGAGTGATTTATATGCTCGTTATTTGTTTGTGATTGGTTATTATTTATGTGGTCTTGCACCTTTGGATGTTAGTCTATTGGAGAAGAGTAGTATAAAGAGTGTATCAATTTCTGATTCTTTTTATTATGCGATTGATGGTTTAAGAACTAAGACAAAGCAACCTTTTAAGATAAGGCTTCCTCAGAACACATTATTATCCAATGTATTAATTAGAACCATGTTGATGTTCAATGAGGGGAAATATTTTCTTCCTACGATGAATGGCTTTAGAGGTGATAATTATAAGGCAAGGGTTAATAGTGTGTATACGCATAACACTGATAGATTGTTGAATTGGTTTAGGGAGGTGAATGAGATTATTGCCAAAAAGAATTATGAGGGTGGCAATTATGAGTTCATTGATTTGAACTGTAGATATTATGCTTATCGTCATTCCTATATCATGGCTGAGATTCAAAAACCAAATGTCAATTTATTGAAGTTAGCGACTCAAACTGGAAAGTCTGTTGCAACTCTGCATCAATATCTTGCATTGTTGAATGATGTCAATCTTGTATAGATATAAGAATCCCCATCTAGTTATTTAATGCTAGATGGGGCAATTATTAGTAAAAAAAAAGATACAATATGGTCAATTCCACTTTCTGTAACCTTGTTGAATAGCCTTGTGACATTGAATCTGTGATTCTTCCTTCTGCATTTTTAAATCTATTCACATCCATAATGCTATTGCTTATGATAAATTGTCTTTAAGAAAATCATACTTCATTTTATCCATAGTATAATTGTCACAACCAGTCTTCTTACCATTAGTCAACTTTAGTGAACTAAGTGTTTGTTCTAACTGTCCTTTGAGGCGTTTCGCTTCATATTTTGTCGGATTCCATTTGTCTAACTTTTCCTCAAAAACCTTGAGGTCTCGTTCCAAATTTGCATAAAATTCATCTAATTTATTCATTGTTTATTTCGTTTTAAAATTAATACTCTTAAGGATAGAAATTTAAGATTTTAAAGGCAAAGAGGGATTGTCAAAATAGCATTCACAATCAAAGCATTTCTCAACACCATTCCAAGAGTCTTCAAATTTTACGGTGTGTGGCTTTTCACCAAAATATTCTTCGCACCATTCGTCCAACTCTTTCATGTGACTTTCAATGTAATCTTTCTCTGCTTGGTTTACCTCAAAGAAAAACTCTTTGTTTTTTACAATTTCTTCTGCGTTATGAGTATAAGCCATATTTGCACTTTCTTGCCACTCCCACTGAATTCTTTCCATTTCATTAATAATTTAAGTTAATACTATCGATTTATTGCTTCGTTCTAATGCAAATATATGATTTTTTTCTTAAATGTCCAAATTTTTTAACATTTTTTTAAATCGTTTTCTCTTCAGATTCTCTTATGAGTTCATCAACTTTATCAATGTACCCTCGTCTATTCCTAGTAGAGTGAAGAATTGAAGAAATTAGTGCATTTCTAAGAATTACAAGTGTTTCTCTATTAAATGTGAAGAAATCTTCTGCTATTTTGTCAACCACATAACATATATAAGTATCAAACATTTTAAATTCGTCACTATTGGTATCAATTGTACATCTAACTGTGCAAGTTGTTAGTTTTTTGTACAATCGTTTAAGTGTTACTAGAGCAGCCTTATTTAACTCAATTAAAGTATTAGTATCTTTACCTACGCATCTTTCACCAACATCCATTAAATAGTCAGTAATAAACATGTTATAACTTTCATCTAACATGCTTTTAAAACTGTCATTCACATTAAAAGTAATTTTTGCCATATTTCTTTAATAGTTTTAAGTTAATATTTTTGATTTATTGTTTCGTTGTAGGGCAAAGATATAGACAATATTTTTAAATTCCAAATTTTAAGACACAAAAAAATACATAAATTGATATATGTCAAGAAAATCATCATTTAACAAAAAAAACTTTTCATATTTGTTCATTTTTTATTTGGATGATATATTTATTATAAAAAGATATAAAAAAACCAGTTAAAAATTTGTTTTTCTGGAAAAAAAACTATATCTTTGCAGTAAGAGAGAGGAAACTCATTCGAAAGGTGCTCAAGCATGAACACAAGACCCACCAATATAGTTAGGCAAATAACTGGGTGTCAACTTGGAAGACCAAATGAAAATAAGTACAACCAAGTTCAGAAGTCGGCTAGTAGGTTCAAATAGAACTGAGGTATCGCCGATAGGGTCGAAAGGATAATGACGATAGAAAGACTTAATCATTGTTGTCTTGAGGAAATGATTCTCTATAGGTACAGTAGGTAAACCCTATAGATGGGCTAGATACTCAGTCTTTTGAAGTTAAAATCTGAATATCAAAATAAAAGTTTTTTTTTAAGACTTTTTTTTGATGCCCCACTATAGGGGAGAACTGTGTCTATACGGTTGTTAAGAGAGAGGAAATCTATTCTCAGTGTGCTAAGCATAAACAGTTTTTTTATTGTGATAAACAACCATAAATAAAAAACAACCATATATAAAAACAACCATCTTTTAAATATCGTCTTTAAAAAATGATTTTAAAAAACGACATTTTAAAACAAATAAAAAAAGGATTTTAAAACATGATTTCAAAACCAACCATTTTTAAGAAAAAACCATCTTTTACAATCGTTTTTTACATTCAAATATTTGGAAAATAAAAAAAAAATCTATATCTTTGCATTAGAAACAAGAACTTTTCAATTCTTACTAATATTTATATAAAAAGGAAAGTCATGATTAAAAACGAAGAAAAATTAAACAAACTATTTCAATTGTCAAAAGATAAAAAACAAAGACAAAAAGAATTGGAAAGAAAAAAAATCAAAAAGATTCAAGATGAAACAAGAAGACATATAAAAAAGCAACTAAAAAAAGAAAAAGCATTAGAAAAGAAAAAACAACTTGAAAAAGAAAAACAAAATCTTCTATTAACACAAGCACAAAGAATATTCAATGTCTATCTTAAACGCACAAAAACACTGGAACGAGACACAGCAGAAGATGATTTATACCTAACAAGAGAAGAGATACAAGAAGCAGAAAAACGAGGCGAAGGAAAAATAAACTGGTCAAAATTTGACGAATTGGTACGAGAATTTAGAGAAAATGAAGAGAGGAAAATTCAAAACACAAAATAAGTATACTTTCAAAGCAGAGGATGATTGATGGACACCATTTTAAAAACTCTGACTGGTATTATACAAACTAATTTAGAAAAGAACAAAATGAACAAAAGTGAGGACTGATATTATAAAAAAGACTTTCCTATATAAAAATGGAGAATATGTAGGGGAATTTGACACAATAACAGCAGCCGCCAAAGCAGCAAAAGAATCAGTAGCAACAGCAAGGGGAATACTCAGTGGTAACAAAAAAATCTCAAAACAAGGCTATTTCTATTCCCTAACAAAACTAACTGATGAAGAAATAAACAAACTTCCAATTGTTGAAGAGGAATATGATGAAGAAGAGGACGAAGGATTTTACTTTGGGAGAGGAAAAAAGAAAAAGATAGAAGAATTAAAAACATTTATCATTACAAAGTTAACTCCAGTATGGAGGCAGCAAAGCAAACAAAGAACAATATTAGAAAAGAGATATTTGCAACAACTTTTAGAAAGCATTTAAAATACTTTTTTTTGCCATAAAATACAAATTTAAATTAATGTTCTTTTTTGGGGAATTGGTAAACAAAACATCAATTCCCCTTTTTTATTTCAAACCTAATAATTGAAAAACACATGACTAAAGAAGAAAGAAAAGAGTACGACAGACAAAGATACTTACAGAGAGGTAAATTAAATAAATATAAAGGCTTTCAATGGAAGTATGAACTTTCTTGACCTTCTTGATAAAATTCTATTATATGCCCCCAACTAGTCAATCATGGCTAAGTTGGGGGACTCTTTTTTTAAAAAAAATCCCTTTAAAATTTGTTTTTTTCATTTTTTTTTAATATCTTTGCTTTGTGAAAAAAGTTTTAGAATTCGCTTAATTAAGCCTAGGTGTTTGCGAAAATGGGACTAGGCGTTTTTTTTCAAGGATAACTAACAATTTAAATCTATTATATATTATGGCAAACGAGAAAAGAATTTACATTTCAAACCAACTTGCATGCATGCTTGAACCAAGAGTTTTTAAGGTTTTATTTTATTTGGTATCATGGCAATCAATGCCTCAGTTCAAATATTATCCAAAGCAGATGTCAAAGGCGTTGCATATGGATGTTGAAATCATAGAATTGGCAATTCAAACGCTTATTGATAGAAAATTGGTAAGTGCTTCAAGGGTTGATGAAAAGTGGTTACTTACACTTGAAAAGGAGGAAATAAACAGATATCTCAAAGTTCCTCTGGAAAAGGTCTCAGAATCGTCTCTTTTTCCTATTGCTGACAAGGTATCATGGAACGTTGAGAAAACGCAACAGAAGGCTTCTGAGAGCGATTTAACAAGTCTTAGTGATGACCAATTGGAGAAATTGGTATTGGAACTTCAAAGAAGAAGAAACCAGAAGAAAGGTTGTCAAGTTATTTATGCAACCACAAATAATAACGATTTTGATGATTTGCCTTTCTAGTATGAGTAGTTGTTATAAACGTTATGAATTTTGGAGTTTCGAGGATGGAAAACCAGTTAAAAAGTTCACTGACTGGTTTCCGTATAATGGAAAGCAGTATAAGTACCAATTAGATAATAAATTGGTCAATCAATACAAAGAGAAATTGTAAGAATAAATATATTAAAAAGTAAAAAAACTTTTTTGGTTTTTTTGTAAATTGTAAAATTGTGTTCAGCCTCTAGTTGTCTGCGAAGATAGTTAGAGGCATTTTTATTAAAAAAATTTGTTTATTTGGTTTTTTATTTCTACTTTTGCAAAAAGTGGTATCATTTTGTGTTGTTAAATGCCTCTAGAAGCGCTGGAAACACCCCTACAATCGTTTATCCCATTTTCAATGGATAGTTGTTAAGGATGACAATAAAAAACCTCTCAGAATTCATTTCTCTGAGAGGTTTTTTATTTATCTATGGTATTGCTTGAATTTTAGAAGCATAATAACTCCAATTAGTATCCGTCTTATAGACATCAACTAATTCTGAAGGTACATATATAGCTGTCAAATAATTTCTATTAAATGGTCTAGTGTAGTTAGTAGAAATCGTTGGTGGGGTCGTTGGTAAAACGGTAAGTTCTGCATGACTATAATTAAAAGCAAAATTACCAATACTTGTAACACCATTACCAATTGTTATACTAGTAAGACTTGTGCATCCTTTGAATGCACCATAGCCAATACTTGTAACACATGACCCTATTTCAATTTCAACAAGGTTTGTAAGTGAAATTTCATTTTGGGTAATTGCAGAACTTGCATCACATTCTGCTGAAGAAGTGCTACCTCCATCATATGTTGCAAGCCATTTGTAACTTGGTGTAGGTGGTGTTGGACTTTCACCACTTATCTTGTAGTAGACCATAGCGCCATTGCGGTAAACCTTGACAATATTACTATTGCCGAAATCCCAATCATTTATACTTGAATTATTAAAAAATATACTCATAATTTGTTTATTTAAATTTTTATATATATATTTGCATATATTAACTTTTACTAACCTAAACATGAAAATAAAATGAATAAAGAAGAGAGACGAGAGTACATGAAACTCTATTATCAAAAGAATAAAGAGAAACATACTGAATATATGAAACAGTATAGACAAGAGAATACTGACAAGATTAGAGAACAAAAGAAACAGTATAACAAAGAGTACCTTAAAACTCCAATGGCTAGAGCACAAAGATTGGTTCAAACCTATAAACGAGAGGATAAAAAACACAATAGGGGTGAATGCACCTTAACAGCAAAGTGGGTTGTGGAAAATATCTTTACCCAAAAATGCGCTCACTGTGACAAAGAAGGATGGCAAATTATAGGTTGCAATCGTCTTGATAATAGTAGACCTCATACAGAAGATAATGTAGAACCTTGCTGCAAAGAATGTAATGATGAACTTCATAGCGTTGAATGTTCAAAAAAGGTTTATCAATATACACTTGCTGGAGAACTTGTAAAAGTATGGCATTCAACAATGGAATGTGGTAGAAATGGTTTTAATCATGGTAATGTTGCTGCTTGTTGCAATGGTAATTTAAAAACACATAAAGGTTTTCAATGGTCTTATGAACCAATATAAACAAAAAACCTAGAAGAGATTATCTTCTAGGTTTTAATTTTATTTTAAGTTTGTATTTTTTCTTCTTGTGCTATATATTTCTTTCATTGGGTTTGGTTTATTGAGTTTGCCTTTCTCATCTTTGCAGATTGAACAACCACAAGCACAAAAGTCTGCACTTGTAAAGTAGTCTGAATGTTCACAGATATACTTTTTAACTGAATCCTTAAGCACTTCAACTTGTCTTCTGAGATGATTCTCAACATAAGTTAAGTCTTTAAGAGTAATTGATTTGCTGTTATCAGATTCTCCCAATGTTATTCCTTGTTCACAGAAATTTGTCCATATGAATGGCAATCCTTCCAAGCAAGTTGCATAAGAAAGATATTGAAGAAGAAAACCTTCTGTCATCAACGCTTGATTCTCTTCTGAGAGGTTATTGTCTTCCACTTGCTGTTCAATTTCTTCAAAAAGGTCTGAACCAATAAGAGGGCGAATCCATATTTCTTGTGCAACTGGAACATAGTTCATAATTTCACTAAAATCATAATTGATTGGCAAAGGTGAATACTTTGCCAATAATGACTTATTTATGATATTTCCCATATTATTTTAAATTTGATTTATAATGTATTATCTTCTCTTTCCTCAACATCATCTTCTTTTGACTTTTGTCCTTGTGTTTTATCATCAGTTGATATTGTTGAAGGCTCACTATCATCTGTCTTATATCTCAATGGTTTTAAGACAATCTCAACATCCACTCCATTGGCTTTAAAGGCTGTGTTAACTGAATCGAGAATTTCTCTTCTATTATTATTGGCAACATTGATGTTATATAGTCTATAAGCCTCTTCCATGTAATTTCCAGCATCAGAAAAGCCAGTATCATCAGAAGGAAAACCAATTAATGCTTTGGAATTGATTCTATGACCAGCCATGATACGATTTATGGTTCTTTCATTTGAATCTGCATATAGATTTACATTGGTTGTGCTTTGTTGGAATGGTGTAAATTCAATCGGTTTATCCTCAATGTTATTGCGGAATGTTATGACAAGATTATTGGAGTTTTGTTCTCCAGTAAACATATTCGTTATGTTATTGATAATGGCATTTCTTTCATCATCAGTCTCAACACTTGGAAGAGTTATAGCGCCAACTGGTGTAAAGCCATTCATGATTGCTTTTAAATCATAAGTTTGATACTTTGCTTCAGCAAGAATGGCATTTAACGCTGAAGAATAAGTTGGAAGACCATAGTATGCATTAACTGGATTATATCTCTTATAATAGAACAGATAAGGTACTCCCATTGGAATTTCCTCTTCCTCTTGGAAACCAAACATAGGAATTTTAATTGGAGGATTCTTCCCCGTAGCAGACCAATCTTTGCAAAGATAAGCATTATTTATAACTCCATCTTCATCCATTTCTTCAAGTCTTACAGTTTCCATTGGCTGTGGAAAAAATGAATAAGTTTTATTATCTTTATTCTTAATTACTTGAAATGCAAAAGAAGAATAAAGACAGAAATCAAATGCCAATGCTCTAACAAACTGGTCCCATGACATTGAATAATTAGGATTTGGAATATCACCATTTTTTAAATTCATTTGTTCCCAATCTATACCTTCACCAATTATAGCGTTAACTGCATAATCAATACATGCTCTATGAGTTACAGATGTATTATAAAGGTCAATCAATTTGTAGGGGTAACAGTTATCCTCACCAAAGTTAATAATGTCATATAAGGCATTAACTTTAGTGATAGGGGCATTCTGAATCTGTTTTTCAAATTTCATAACGCTCACACCACCCATTGTTTTAGGCTTGTTCTTCGAACCTTTCGTTCTGCTCATATTTATTTATATTTTTTGAATATTTATTGATATTTTATTATATTTTATAATAAATTCTATGATAAACATGAATAATTACATATAAAAAAAAAGAAGGTGAATTTCACCTTCTTCTTAATTTTATGCTTGAATTGCTTGAATTTTACTTGCATAACTGCTCCATACACTCGCTGATTTATAAGTATCCACAGACGCTGCTGGAACATATATTGTTTTTGTAAAAATACTATGAGGTGGAAGAGCACTAGATATAATCGTTGGTGGGGTTAAAGCCTTGATGGTAAAGGATGCATTCGTTGAATTATAGAACGCATCTCCTCCAATCTCTGCCACACCACTGCCTATAGTGACGGAGGTCAAGCCAGAGCAACCATTAAATGCACTTTCTCCAATGCTCGTTACATTATCTGGAATATTAATGGATGCAAGACTTTTGCAACCAATGAACGCACTTTCTCCAATCTCTGTTACACCACTGCCTATGGTGACGGAGGTAAGACCAGAGCAATAAGCGAAAGCCATCTTTTCAATACTCGTTACACTATCTGGAATGGCAACAGAGGTAAGGCTACGGCATGCTTGGAACGCTGCACCTCCAATACCAACTGTACCCTCTCTGAAATTGCATGAGGTTATTGCACTTGAAGTACTATAATACGCAACATCATTTATATAAACAATATTGCCATATTGGTGTGATGTGTCTGCTGAATAAGTGTTCCACCAAGGTGTATTGCTGAACGCAAAACCTCCAATGCTTGTTACGCCACTTGGAATACTGATAGAGGTAAGGTTAGAACAACTAGCGAACGCATTCTCTCCAATGTTCGTTACACCGTTTGGAATGGTGACTGAGGTAATACTAGAGCATTGATAGAACGCATCTCCTCCAATGCTTGTTAATTGTGAATTTTCTGAGAATGTAACTGCTGTTATTAAGTTTTCATAAGGATATGAATCATCATTAAATGCGTTTTCTCCAATAGATGCCACAGAATCACCAACATACACTGAAACTGGAGAAACATTCCTTATCTTTGTTTCAGATTGTGAAAGCACTGCGTTTCCGTTTTTATAAACAACCATTGGGTTTCCTTCACCATAGAATGCTACCATTTTTGGTTCATAATAAGTAACACCACTCCATTCTTCATTTGTAAAATACTTATACAAATCACTACCAACGAAGCCATATTGACCAACACCAACAGTTGGACAAGTTGTTGCTTCCAATTCTGTTACATTAGCATAAACATTCACACTTGGAACAGCCTTTTCAGCATACTCAACAGATATACTCTTTGAACCAACAATAAGATGTATTGGCGTTGAATTCCAATAACCAATGTTTTCTATAACAATACTTTGTGGTGCTTCAGATGGTAAAGATAGATAGAAATACTCGCCATCATTTGTTCCAGTACCTTGATAATAATCACTACCTTCATAACGATATTCTGTCATTCCACCAGTATTAAGTGCAATTTGTAAATTACCACCATTATTATCACTGATTCTGAATTCAACATATCCGATTGCTTCAATATCAACAAAAGGTATTTTAAATGTGGTTGACAGTTCTTGACCAACATAAGGTGATGGGTCTTCATCTGTTATTTCATAAGTCACCGATGAATCCTCATACGTTCCAACAACGCTCCAAGAACCACCACTGTATTGATATTCGGTTTCTCCAACAACACCTAACTTTCCCGCATAAGTTGTTGCTGATGCAATGTCTTCCACAATGTCATATATCCCATATTCTTCATACTGATTTAAGTTGTTCAGCATATACCATTTCTCATCAGCAGTTGAATACACTGAATCATATGTGGTGGAGGTGTATGCTGTGATTGGTTCTGAGATAACCTCGAAGCAAGTAGAACCAGTTGGTGTTGGTGGGGTTGTTCCTCCACTATATAACAAAGTGCTTCCAAGGTAGATATTACAATCTGTATTACCCACCTTGAATTTTGCATTTGTTATATTACCTATATTTATTGTACTCATAATTTGGTTTTTTAACTTTTTTTATATATATTTGCATAAAATTATTATTTTATGGATAAACTTAATTTAATCGACTTTGAAAAATACACCATAACTAAAGATGGAAAAATATTTTCACACTCTGCTAGGCGCAGATATAAAGAGATGCATGGTCATCTAACGAAAAGAGGTTATATAAGAGTCAATATGCTGTGCAAAGATAATCAACAAAGACATTATCAATGGCATAGAGTCATTTGGTTTTACTTCAATGGCGAAATACCACAAAATTATGAAATTAATCATAAGGATGAAGATAAAACCAATAACTCACTCGACAACCTCGAACTACTTACGCACACTGAGAACATCAACTATGGTACAAGAAACCAAAGGGCTGGTACTTCTATCTCTTTAACTCTTAAAGGTAGACATCTTACAGATGAAACTAAAAAGAAATTATCATTAGCGAATTCTAAACCAATTTTGCAGTATAATCTCGAAACCAACAAACCAATCAAAGAATGGTATGGTGTGAGAGAAGCAGCGAGGTGTCTTAACCTTAATTCTTCAAATATCTCAAAAGTTTGTAGAGGTGAAATGAACCAATCTGCTGGCTATGGCTGGCGATATATTTAAGAATCAATTACAATGTAAAGCGTTGAGTTATCCAATGTTCCTGCTTGTTCCATTGCTGAGTATTCTGTCTGGGTTAACTTGACAAGGCTTAAACCACCAAGTGCTGTTGTATTTGCTGCTGTCGCTGTAATAGTGTCTTGCAATTTAACATCTTGTCCATCTTTGGTTAGATAGATGTCACCATTCTGACGTATTTCAAATGCATTATGCCTTTCTGAGAATGATGTACCATTACCTACACTGAATAAGGTATTACCACTATCACCAAAAGTTGTAGATGCTGATGAAGTAACATTAAATCGTCCAAATGATGTTTGGTATTGGTTATTAGATTCCACACCATAACCCATTGAGACTGTAGTATAATTAGTTGCATTTGCAAAAGCACCAAAAGCAAAAGAATAAATACCATTTGCTGTCACATTATCTCCTATTGCAACTTGAACCCTATCTAAATTTGATGTTGTAATTGTATTTGTACCAATTTTAATATTATTTTTATTAATTCTAATTGTATTTGTATCAGCGGATATTGGCAATGTACAGTTGATGGTATCAGCGGTTTCTCCAGTGGTAACTGATATATTTGTTCCACCACTTACTGCTTTTCCACCACCACCTCCACCAGTTGCAGAAATAACGTTGTCTGTAATGTTAATTCCAGTACCAGCAGATAAGGTGTCTTGTTTTCCACTTAATGCTGTTGAAATCTGAGTTGCACCAGAAGTTTCACTTTTGGTATAATAATTATCCACATCAATTTCCTCAGCATCTGATATAATATAGAATGCTGTTGGGTCTTTGTCAACCAAACTGTCGTACTCTGCTTGTGTAAGAGTTACAACATTGTTTCCTCCTCCAAGTTGGTCTTGCAACTTAATCATTGGTTTCTGATACCAATTTGTAGTAGATGTGTCATTAGTATCTACAATGTATATATCACCATTCTGCCTTATCTCAAATCCATTATGTCTTCCATTATAGTGACCATTACCAACAGAGAATAGGGTATTACCACTATCGCCAAAGGTTGTTGATGCTGAAACTGAGTTGTTATATTGTCCAAACGAAGTTTCAAAACCATTTATTGATTTATTAAAATAACCAAATAACGTTTGGTGCTTTCCATAACTTTCGATACCATATCCAAATATTGAATTATAGGAGTTACTTGCCCCACTGATTTTATTACCCCATCCACATATTATGTTGTTTATTGAAGAAGCGTCATAAGCCCAGTTGTCATCAACTATTTGGTTATAAGTTCCCCAAATGAAATTATTGCTAAATTTTCTTCTTTCTCCATCACCTCCAATTTTATTGCTTGAACCTCCAATAAAATTTTGTTCGGTAATACTGTTTCCTGTTTTACTGTTTTGAGAAGAATTTAAACATTCTAAACCTAAAGTGGTTGCACTTATTGGTACTGTACAGTTAATGGTATCAGCAGTTTCTCCAGTTGTAATTGATATATTTGTACCAGCAGATATGGCTTTGCCACCTCCACCTTCAGAAGATATTACATTTCCACTGATGGTAATGCCACTTCCAGCAATAAGTGTATCTTGTTTATCACTCAATGCTGTTGAAATCTGAGTTGCACCAGAAGTTTCAGACTTTGTGTATACATCTGAACTGTTAGCCTTACCACTCAATGCTGCATCAACTTCACTCTTTGTATAAGTTGTTGCAGTGTCTGCCTTTGTTGCCAATAGAGCATCTGTGGCAGTCTTATCATAATAGTTATTTGGATTGAATATATCAGTTAAAGGAATTGATATTGGTTGTTTGCCACTTTCAGTGTTAAAAGTGATGACAAGATAACCGTTTTCAATCTTTACATCATCAACCATTCCATCGATAACAAAGTCTGATGCATCGATATATCCTTTAATGGTATTTCCATGTTTGAAATTGATTCTCTTTGAGTTTGAATCATACTCAGCACCATCAAAGTAATCTTGGGTTGCATCTTCTATCATATCTTCAACTTCTTCTGCTGATGGTGTATCTTTCACACCATGCTCTTGATACCATGCCTCAACCTCATTCTTGGACATTCCAAGTTCAGAATAAAAGCAAGATAAGAAAATGTCGTTTGATGCTGATTTTCTAAAAGTTACCATCCCACTCTCATCAATAACCATTGTAAGAGAGTTTTTGGGCACTTCGATTACTCCATTGTAGAGATATTGTGGGCAATCCTCAAAGGTAAATTTAATGGAATTGCCATTGTCTGTCATTCTAATCATTTTGAAACTATCGCTATAATTAATTATTTATTATTTTCTTAAAAGTCCAATTGTTTTTCTTGATGCAGTATTCTTTACTGCAATTAATCCACTTTCGTCATCGACAAGAATGACGCTTTGAACTGGGATTAGGTATTTTGTACCACTTTCAGTTATAAATTCATAATATGAATCTGTTTTTGTATAACTAATGAAAATCATAATTTTTTTTTATTTAAACATGAAATAAGTGTTATGTCTGTATTGGTTGTATTCTATCTGCATATTTGCTCCAACCACTTGCTGTCTTGTATGCATTAACACTCTCTTGCGGAACATATATCGGGCAATTGTTGGTGCTATAGAACACATAAGTACCCATTAATTTTGGAGGTGTAACTCCAAGAAAAGTTACGCTTGTGAGGCTTTTGCAATTTCGAAATGCATCTGCTTGAACATATATAACTCCACTACCGATGGTGACGGAGGTAAGACCAGAGCAATATTCGAAAGCAGATTGTCCAATGTCTGCAACTGAATCTGGGATATCAATACTTGTAAGACTAGAACAATATACGCACAACTGATTCTCTATAGATTTTAAATTATTTGATAGTTTCAAATTAGTTAATGCATAGCAGTATTGAAACGCACTTGCCTCAATACTTGTAACGCAATCACCTATTTCAGCCGTTACAAGTTTGTCATTATATATGTAATTTTTAGTTTCAGCAGTTGTTATCGCACTAGAACTATCACATTCAGCACTTACGATACTTGAATCATTTAATGTGAACTTATACTTCTCTCCAAATACTGGTGTTGGTGGCTCTTCACTTGGAAATACCTTCTCACTACAAATGTATACCTCAGAAATTGCAACATTTCCAAGGTATATTTCCGATGTGTTTTTATCTATATTATATACTATCATTATTCTTCATATATTAAATAGATAGTTGTACTATCCTTAGTTGTCAATGCCTCATATTGTGCTTTTGTTCCTTGCCATATCTTCGCACTTATAACGTTATTTGATATGGTAATACCATCACCAGCAGTATAAGTTGGTATTGTTGGTTTGTTGGTTAAATCATTATAATCTCCAGTGAAATCTGATTTATTGTTCCAAGTGCTTTTCTCAGCAGCAGTTACATGTGCTGTTGTGTTTGCTGTGTGTGCTGTGAATGCTGTATTATCAGTTTTAGCAGTTACAGCATTCCAATTGCTCTTGTCTTGTGCTGTCACATGTACATCAGTATTCGCTGTGTGTGCTGTGACAGTGCCACTTAATGTACTTAAATCGCTCTGTGATGCCTTGCCACTCAATGCTGCATCAACTTCTGTTTTGCTGTAAGTTGTTGCTGTATCTGCTTTTGCATTCAATGCTGCTGAAATCTGAGAAGAACCAGAGGTTTCAGACTTTTGATAATAATTGCTCAAATCTGTAGGTGTATATGCTGTTACATCCAACTTCTCGTTCAATAAAGCATCTGTGGCAGTCTTGTCATAGTAGTTCTCTGGAATAAAACCACCACCTTCCTCAATCATATCCTCAATGGTTTGTTTGTCATATGTATAGCCTCTTACAAATGACTGTGTTGCCATATCAGCAGTAGCAGCAGTGATTGCATTATCAGTTTCGGTTTTAGTGTAGGTTGTTGCTGTGTCTGCCTTTCCGCTTACAGCCTCATCAATCATTGTTTGAACCTCACCACTTGTGACTGACTCACCACTGATTGTCTGAACAGCACCACTTAAAGTATCTACTCTGCCACTTAATACAGACTCTGCATTTTGTGCTCTCTGAGCCTCTGTTGTAAGTCCACTTGATACATTGTCCACAGCGCCACTTATAGAAGTGTCAGTAGCCTCTAAATCGCTTACAAGACCATTTATTTCTGTTTTTGTGTAGTAGTTTTCTGGAATAAAACCACCACCTTCTTCAATCATATCTTCAATGGTTTGTTTGTCATATGTATAGCCACTTACCCATTCTTCTGTTGCATAATCATTGTCAAGTTCGGTTTGGATTGCTTGAATTTGACCACTCACTGTTGCAATATTTGAAGCAACTTCAGTTACAGCAGATGTATCTGCCTTTCCACTTACAGCAGCATCAATCTGAGTTTGAACTTCACCACTTGTGACTGACTCACCACTGATTGTCTGAACAGCACCACTTAAAGTATCTACTCTGCCACTTAATACAGACTCTGCATTTTGTGCTCTCTGAACCTCTGTTGTAAGTCCACTTGATACATTGTCCACAGCACCACTGATAACGCTATCAGCAGCCTCCAAATCGCTTACAAGACCATCCACATCAGACTTGGTGTAAGTTGTAGCAGTATTTGCTTTGTCATTCAATGCAGTTTGAATTTCTGTAGCGCCACTTGTCTCACTCTTCTGATAGTAATTAGATAAATCTGTAGGTGTATATGCTGTTACATCTAGTTTCTCATTCAACAAAACATCAGTTGCAGTTTTGTCATAGGTATAACCACTGACCCATTCCTCAGTTGCATAATCATTATCAAGTTCGGTTTGAATTGCTTGAATCTGAGTTGATAAGTTTCCAGTTGCTGCCTCTAATTCATCCTTTTCAGCGAAGTTTGCATCAACATATTGACCAAAAGCATCTACTTTATTATCTAATGCCACTTCTGCATTTTGTGCTCTCTGAGCCTCTGTTGTAAGTCCACTTGATACATTGTCCACAGCACCACTGATAACGCTATCAGCAGCCTTGTATGCTTCATCTATGGCAGTTACAGCAGAAGTGTCTGCTTTACTAGTGATTGAAGCATCTATCATTTCTTGACATTCTTCTTCTGTTATACCACTGGTGATAATTTCTTCAATCTTATCATCAACTTGCTTTTTGGTATAGTAGTTATCTGCATCTGCAAGAATCATAGTGTCACTAACTTCCCATTTTCTTAAGTCTATATCGGGATATATCTTATCCATAAAAAATTGTTTTTTTAAATTTGGTTATTATTTACAATAAACATGAAAAAAGAAAAAGCCTAGGATTTAACCTAGGCTTCTTGTTATGAATTTGGTATTGCTTGAATTCTACTTGCATAATCGCTCCAACCACTTGCTGATTTATAAGTGTCCACAGACGCTGCTGGAACTAGAATCTGACAATTATTGGTGTTATCAAACGCATTACTTCCAAGACTTGGAGGTGTTGTTGCTTTAACTGTTATTTTAGTTAAACTAGAGCAACCATAAAATGCTTGTTGTCCAATGCTCGTTATACTATCTCCAATAGTGACGTAGGTAAGACCAGAGCAACCATTGAAAGCCCAACTGCCAATCTCTGTTATTTTAGGAAGTGATACATATAATAGTTTTGTAAGATTTTGAAATGATAAATTACCAATAACTGTAATATTATTAAGATTTACTGTTTCCAAATTGTAACAATTACCATAACCAGCACTAAATCCTCCATGTCCGACTCTAGTTATACAAGGTTTGAGAGTAGCGTTAAATGCAGTTTCATGTATCTGTGTTGCTTGTATTTCTTGCCAACTTATTGAAATGCTGTCATTACAAGGTATAGTTTCAGACGTTACACTATTACTCAATACACATTTATCACAACTACCTTCAATCGCTTGAATTCTGCTTGCATAACTTTTCCACCCATCTGCCGCCTTATATGCGTCAACACTCTGGCAAGGAACTAGTATCGGGCAATTATTGGTGCTGCTTAATACACCTACACCAAGTGCTGGAGGTGTGGAAGCATTAACTGCTATACTTTCAAGATGATTACATCCACTGAATGCATAGTTACCAATTTCAGTTACTCCACTTGGAATGTCAAGAGAGGTAAGACCACTACAGCCTTGGAAAGAATAACCACCAACTTTTGTCACACTATCTGGAATTGTTACTGCTGTTAATTGTCCACAGTAATATAATGCTTCACTCCCAATTTCTGTTACACACTCGCCAATTGTTGCATCAGTTGCTGTCAAACGTAGACTTGTATCATTAACTTCTTGTTTGGTTAATACTGTACTAAAATCGCAAGGAATATCAACAGTATCTGTTCCATTTGTAATAAGCAGTTTGCTAGGACAAACACCTTCCATTGGCTGGATTCTATCCACCAACTCTGGCCATGCTTCTCTATACCTTGTCAAACATTGACAATGAACCAAAATTGGACAATTGTTTGTGTTATCAAATGCTTTTTCGCCTAGAGCTGGAGGTGTTGTTGCTAATACTGTTATTGATTTTAATCTCAAACAATTCTCAAAAGCATCAATGCCAATAGATTGAACACTCTGAGGGATTGTTACTGCTGAAAGTCTGATGCAAGTTAAAAAAGTTCTATCCTTTATTTCTGTTACGCCATCTGGAATGGTTATTGCGGAAATCTGTGTACAGTTCTGAAATGCTCGTTCACCAATCTCTGTTACACCACTAGGAACAGTTATAGCAGAAAGGTTTGTACAATAAGCAAATGCTCCATTTTTTATGCTTGTTAGACCACTTGGAATATTGACAGAAGTAAGACCAGAGCAACCATCAAACATTCCTACATTAATGGTTGTAACCCCACTTGGAATTGTTATAGAAGTAAGACTATAGCATTGCCAAAATGCCATACTACCAATTTCGGTGATATTTTCACTCAGATTTATAGTAGTAAGCGCACTGCAACTGAAGAAAGATTTACTCCCAAGAGAAGTGACATTATTGCCCATTGTTACACTTGAAAGACTTGTACAACCCTCAAAAGTGCTTTGACCAATGGTCTCAACACTTTGAGGTATATTTATTTCTGTTAAACTTGTACATTTTCTAAATGTATTCATATTTTAAATTGTTTTTAAATTATTACCTAATGTTATAGATGTGAGTTTTGTACAACCATCAAACGCTCTGTCTAGTTCTGTTACACAATCGCTAACAGTAGCACTTGTCATTCTGTTAAAAAGGGTTGTATGTTTTCTAACTTTTTCCTTTGTTAATACTGCATCATCCTCCAACTCAACACAATAAACATTGTATTGTGTGCCATCTTCATAATTTGCAGTTAATGCTACAGAACAGCCACCACCATATTCAATCAAACGATTCCAGTAAGGTTTCCATGTAGGTTCGTTCAAATATCCAATCGCACAAGGGACATAAATTGGGCAATTATTTGTGTCACCAAATACATTCTCACCCAAAACTGGTGCTTTTTCACTTGTCATTATAATTTCTTGCATTCTTGGACAATTCAAAAATGCTTGGTCTTGAATCTCTTCTACGCTATATCCAATGATTACTCTCTTTAAACTATGACATGCTTGGAACGCACTATTTTTAATAATTTCTACGCCATCACCTATTGTAACACTACTAAGATTACTACAAGCATAAAAAGCAGTACTTCCTATTGATTTCACACTATCTGGAATTTCTATTGTTGAAAATTTTGCACAGTGATAAAAAGCAGAGTCTCCAATATTTGTAACACCATTTGGAATGACTACATCATTAAGGTTTATACAGCCATAGAAAAGATTATTAGGTATAACTGTAAGCCCACTGCTAATTGTTGCACTTGTAAGAGCCTTACAACCATGAAACGCATCATTTCCTACCTCTGTCACACTGTTTGGAATGTTGATGGATGCAAGTCCATAACAGTTCTGGAAAGCGCTCTCACCTATGGTAGTTGTAACATTTGGTATTGTTACAGCAGAAAGATTGTTACAAGTCTTAAAAGCATTATCACCAATGGTTGTCACACCACTTGGTATTGCTATAGCAGAAAGGTTTGTACAATGCTGGAAAGCGTTATCACCTATTGTTGTAACACTATCAGCAATGGTAACCGATGACAAGTTATAATAATCATTAAAAGTATTGTCTAACGTATCAACGCAAAGTCCAATTTTTGCATCTGTAATATCTTTCTTTTCTTTGCTTGCTCTAGTGCATATAAGACTTATTTGATGTTCATCAAGAGTTGAGGTATCATCACAATATGCTCCAAATTCTTCATCTCCAGCAGTCAAAATAACTTTCAAAACACATGAGGTTGACCTACTTTCACCAACTATTCTATCTCTGTATACGCTCCAACCATCTGTTCTAAGATAATCTCCCAAAACGCTACAATCAACATAAATCGGGCAATTATTTGTTCCATCGAAGGCTCTTTCACCAAGAGTTGGTGGCGTATTACCTTCAAGTCTAATATATTCCAAACTTGAACAACCTTGGAAAGCCGCTTGCCCAATTGTTGTAACAGCACTAGGAATTGTTACATGATTTAATTTCCAACAGTCACTGAAAGCCTCAGAGTCAATTCTTCTTACTTTATTAGGTATTGTTATTGATGGTAAATTTATACATTTGCTAAACGCACTAGTGTATATTCTTGTAACACCACTTGGAATGTTAACAGATGTAAGGCTTGTACAGTTATTAAAAAGCAGTGATGATATTGCTGTAAGTTTTGTGCTTAACTGTGCTGTTGTAAGACTTGTACAATTGCTGAATGCTCCAGCATTGACCTCTGTCACACTGTTCGGAACTGTTATAGCAGAAAGGTTTGTACAATTGGTAAACGCTCCAGAGTGTATGATTGTTACACTATTTGGAATAGTTATGCTTGGTAGACTTGAGCAACCATTGAAAGAATTACCATCAATGGCTGTTACATTGTTTCCTAATGTTACAGATGTCAAACTTATACATGATTGGAAACCATAATCACCAGTATCGCAAGGTATATATGCATCTTTTAAATTTGAACAATCTGAGAATGCAAAACTATCAATTGATGTCATGCTGTCTGGAAGTGTCACAGATGAAAGACTTGCGCAATTTGCAAAAGACAAATATCCAACAGATGTTAATCCACTAGGCAATTTAATCTCTGATAACATTGGACAGTCTTGGAATGCATAATTGCTTATCTCTGTTACACTATCTGCTATTGTTACCTTTTGCAGACTTGTACATCCGCTGAATGTTTCCCAATTGATTTTTGTGCAACAAGTGTCGTAGATTTCAGCCTCAACAGCACTTTGACGTAGTCTAGTTGCATTAATATCTTCTTTGGTTAAAATATTACTGTCGCCACAAGGTATGTTTATTTTCTTTGTTGCAGAACGTATAACAGCCTTAACTGGACACACATCTTCAATTGGTTGAAGCCTATCTGAATATACACTCCAACTTTCATCACCTTGATACAAATGCCAACTAGCACATGGAACATATATTGGACAATTGTTTGTGTTATCAAACGCTCCAGCGCCAAGACTTGGAGGTGTTGTTGCTTCAATTGTTATTGCATTTAATCTCCTACAATTTGCAAAAGCATATCCACCAATTGATGTTACACTATTAGGGATATTGATTGACTGTAATGAAGTACATGAATTAAATGTACTATCTCCAATACTCTCCAAACCTTGGTTGAAGTTCATTTCACTTAGGCTTGTACAATTCAAAAATGCAGAATCACCAATAGATGTTACAGTATAAGGCAAATATGCATTCATTAATGTTGAACAATTATAAAAAGCGAAGTCATCTATTGTCTCAACTCCTACTGGAATTTCAACCTCTCCCAAACTTACACAGTTACTAAAACAAGAGAATGGAATTTCTGTTACACCATCGCCAAATCCAACTTCTTGAAGATTAGGGCAATTTGAGAATGCATTAATGCCTAACGATGTAACTTCATTAGGAATTATCACACTTGCAATCCTTCTACACCCATCAAATGCATAATCACCAATGGATTCCAACCACTGACCAAGATATATCGTTTCAGCATTTTCACAACCTTGATAAGCATGATTACCAACAGTTATTACAGTATCTGGAACATCAATATTTCTCAAACTTCTACAGTTTGCAAAAGCATAATCATTAACGCCCAATATTGTATCTTCCGCATATGTAACATCTGTTAAATTAATTGCCCCACTGAAAGCATTATCACCAATGTAATTTACACAATCACCTACTATTGCTTGAACTAACTCTCCCTTTATACTTTGACCTCCATCTGTAACTTCTGATTCTGTTAAGGTTGGGTCATCGTTACAAGCCATACCATATTCCCTTCCATCATAAGATATGGTTTTTATCTTCAAATCAGCCACATTAACCTCAACATTATACATAACATAGTTGTTACCATATTCAAGTATAAAGAAATTTGATTCTGTTTGTTCTGGAAGTAATGTATTTCTTATTCCTAGACTTATTTCTATTCCACCTTCTCCACTTGTTTGGGTAAATTCAATGTAATCAGGTACATTTGTAACTTGCCAAGGACAACTAGAATAGAAATTATAATATCTGTACTCTCTAGAGTTACCAACGAATTGAATAAGTTGTGGCATGGTAGTAATTAACGTACACTTTGGAAACCATGAACACTGTGTTGTATAAAATTTTATCCTTTCATTGAAAGTGCCAACAATGTTAAGAATACCAGCAAATCTGCTTTGATATCCATTTAAAACCTTAAAATGATTCAATGGATTGCTATTGCTGTCATATTCTTGTTTTACAAGATAAAGACCAATACAATTATCAATACATTCGTAGGTATCAACACCAAATACACTTGTAATATATCTCCACTGAGAACCTTGGTTTCTTCTTATTGTAGGATTATGCATTGTAAACATTCCAAGACCACTCCTTTCTGTAAGTGTAATGGCGATTTTGTTTGTTTCACCTTGACTTCCAGAAGAAGTGATTTCATAAGAAGGCTGCAAACCATAATTGAAACCAACAGCAAATTGCTTATCACCACCCTTTGGCTTGATAAATGTAGAGTATATGTTATTGGTGAATTCTAGCAGATTATATTGCCATGAAGATTTATAGTCATCAAGCAATATATTAAAGGTAATAGTATCAGTTACAACCTCTCCATCAAAACGCTCATTCAAGGTTAGACTGTCCTTAATAAACTTAACTGGATGAAATTCTGTATCACCAAACAATACAATTGTATTTCCTTCCTCGTCTGCTGCGACATAATCCCTCTCAACCATCTCAAGTGACTCTATACCATAAGCAGTATAGGATTTGCACTCACTATGTTCATTGAACATTCCCCTTTCCTTAATTTCCAGCGTAGGGTAATTACTCTTCATTAAAAAAGTAAATTCTGTTTCATTCTGCTTTGCAGCAAGTGTATAATTTGTTGTAATTTTGGCAGCAAAATCAATGTTGGTTAAAAATGGAACGTTATCTTCCGTCATTATGATTGCATAACATCCTCCACTGAGAGAATTGATATCTGCGTAATCATTCACAGTGAATTTAAGTTCTTTCTCAAACCTATAACGTTCATCTAGACTCTCCTTTTCGCTGAATTGTACATTATGACATACAATAGGCATAGGAGTTTCACTAACATTGTGAATAGATGCTTCACCCATGTCCACAATAATATCCTTTGTATGAAAATCGGAAAGCAAATAGACAATATTTTTCAGTCTAGATTTTGTATATTTACAACTGTTATCTGGTATGTAATTACTAATAGCCATAATCGTTTTATTATTTACATAAACATGAAAATTGGGGGTAGATAGTTCATGTTTATTAAAATAATCATTTAAAAACAATATTAAATATGGAATTCATCGAAAAGAAAAATGGAGAGGTATGGCTTGTGAAATGGCATGATGTAGAAGGCAGAAATATTACAAAGTCGTATCTCGGTAAAGACAAAGACTATGAAGAAGATATTAAAGAAGATAAAACAATAAAGAAAAATCTAGCAGAAAAGAAAAAAGGTGAAGAGTAAATTCTTCACCTTTATTTGTCTTGTATTGCAAATATACGAAAAAAAATTGAATTAACCAAATATTTTAACAAAAATCGAAGTGACTTTAACAATCACTTCGACTTTTTTGTTTTTTGAATACTATATTGTTATGAAATTAAGAAATCTTAACCCTTAACTGTAGTAACAGCAGCCTCTGCAAGAGGTACAGCAGATTCAGTTACGTTGCCAGTTAATACAATCTGAAGACCATTGCTATCGCCACCACCACTAAGTGTTGCGGTTTCAGCCTCAAGACCTCCTAAACGACCAAGTGCAAGCCATGTACCATCGGCAGTTACAACAACTGCTATGTAACGACCAAGTGCAAGAGCATCAAAGTCATCATGCAGACACTGGTTATATTTACCACTAACGTTGAAAGTTAATGAGTGTGTACGATATTTACTACCGTTATCCTCTACAACAAGAGTATCTTCGAAAGTTACAGAATTCTTCGCTGGTTCAATGTGATACCACTTTGCAGTTCCCTTCATAGCAATAGAAGTAACAACGCTACCACTGCAAGAAGAATCAGCATCACCATAAGCAACACCGTCAGCAACAGTTGTTCCAGATACGTCATCATAGTTTGCAAGGTAGATATCCTTCACCTCTGGCAGACTGTAACCACAAGTATTTGAACGAAGCAAATCTCTATTTAATGAACAAGATAAAGCCATAATATTATGTTTTTGTTTTAATGTTTTTATTTTTCTTTAATTGGTTGGTAGAGCCATATTACCCTACCAACCTTGCATCTTTATATATTTTTTTGTAGACAAATGAGAGTCTATTAAGATACGTATACAAATCCTTCTGGGAACAGTATACCAACAGCGATGTTAGTAAGAGCAAGTACTCTAAACATGTTATCTCCAGTGGTCTCTCTCATATCGATTAACTTATATTCGATGTGTGCATCGAAAGTATCGAAACCTAAGACAAGATTTCTTGGGTCACCCACTATGATAGTGTTCTTTGCTTGCATTGTAGGAATAACCTCAATACCATAGATTATAACACCACCATCAGCACCCTTAGCATAGTTACTGAAAATGCTCTCGTTATTTGGGCAACAAATCTTACCAAGTGCCATCTTCAACATCTGAACATCACCATTGTTCATGAGAACTTTGAAGTTGTCAGTAGAATACTCACCAGCGTTTGCAGCCTCAAGTGCTTTCTGAATTGCATTCTCAACTTGACCAAGGATATTATCAACAGTGAAAGTTGTTGCAGAAATCTTAACACCAGCATCAGCAGCAAGTTTCTTACCTACACCATCAACAGCCTTGAGATACTGCTTTGTAGAACCAGCGTAATTAACATCACCTTGCCAGAATATCTCTTGATACTCTCTTGACATCTTCTGACGAAGTTTGCCAAAATACCAATCACCGAAAGTCTGAGGTATTCCACCATTCAATGAAATTTCAGTCTGGTCAACAAGGAATGTGTTCCAGAATGTATCATAGCAGTTTTCTTGGTTTACTTTGATTGCTGCTGGCTCGATGAAACTTTCAGCCAAACTTGCAGCACCTTGAGGTGTGAATGGACATGTATACAACTGATATGCATCACCAATCTCACCAGTGTAGATTTTTTGCTTACCCTTTACTCCATCCATGAAAGTAACACCAGCGTTACGAAGGTCTAAAGCGTACATATCTCTTGAGAAGATTTCTTGACCCTCTTTTCCACAATAAGTAATATTGTCTAAGTTTATAAAATTAGCCATATTAATATGAAAATTTTAGTTATTAGTTATTTTTTTTTATTTTATTTATTTATAACATGAACATCAAAAAGTTAGCCTATCATATTACGCATTTGCTCTCTCCATGTGGCATAATTATCACCACCATTACCACCATTCTTTGCATTTGTATTAACTGGTTGCGCTGATGGCTGCTTGCCCAAATCATTAATTTTTTCTTGAAGACCACTATTTGTTTCCTTTAGTGCCTCAATTTCTGCTTTCAAGTTATTGATTAACTCTTCCAAGTGTGAGTTGTCTTCAGTCTTTGGCTCTGTAGGCTCGTTCTGAGGTTCAACAGTAGGTTCTACCTTTGGTTCTTCAACTTTAGGCTCTTCAACTTCTGGTTCAGCAGTAGGCTCTGCTTGAGGTTCTACCTTTGGCTCTTCTACAGTAGGCTCTACAGTAGGCTCTGCTTGAGGCATTACTTCAAAGTCCATTGGAGTTGTTGCAGCACTTTCTAAAAATGCATCTTTAACTTCCTCTTTTTTGGTTGAGGAAAGCCATTCTTTAAATTTTTGGAATAAATTCATTTCTTCATTTGTCATTTTTTCATCATTTTTATTTTGTTTATTAAATTCTTCAAGAGAAATCATGGACTCCACAGAGAAACCATTCAATTCTCCCTTTTTTATTCTCTCCCAAGTTTCAATATTGTTCACCTTCATAGCCACCATCCAAGTTCCTTCTGGAACATTTATACCCAATGCATTAGATTTATCCTTATATGAGTCAGCAACCAACCATGACTCAACCACAGTTACCTCACTTGCATAATCTTCATGGTCAAGAGTTACTTCGTTTTGTCTATATTCTTTGAGGAATTCTTGTGACATTTTCTCAATACTCTCTTTGGTGAAAGAAATGTAATATTCGTTTTCACCATCATAACGATAAATGTCTTTATCTGGAATCAATGCAGCACCTACTACCAAGTGCTTCTCATCCTTTTCTAAAAGAATCTGCTTTTTTTCTTCCTCTTGTTTTGCAAGAGCGACAAAATCGCTTTCTATTGCTGGCATATCTACAAGACTTATAGCATAAGTCTCAGAATCAATACCCACCTTATATTTTTTAATCTTTTTAGCCATATGAAAAAACTTTTTATAAACATGAATAACCAAAAAAATGGGATGTAGTTCACCTCTACATCCCTAACGTCCTTTTCAGCGAAATTCCTTAAAACTGTAAATGGCGTTATGTTATTATCAAATAGATATCTTTTTCGTTTTTAATCAAGTCAAAGAGTTTGTTATACGTTGCTCTCGAATTTATAACCTTTCCTTTAACCTTATTTTCTCCTACTATGATGCATCCTAGAGAGTCTTTTGCAGTATTTCCGCTATGTATTCGAATCCCCTCGAAGCCTTTCACATCTTCAACTAATGGCATCTGCTTTTTGTATTTTGGCGAGTATGTGATTTTAATTCTATATATTCCAGTAGGTATAGCAGTTTCCCCATACACTTTCTTTGCTTGGATTTCTTTTAAATCCATATTATCATTCAAACCTCTATCAGCATCTTCGATAGTATCACAAATATATCTACCATTTGCATATATCTTTCCTATTGTGTAATCTTTCTTTCTTGCAATTCGCTTCAATTCTAGTCTCATAGTCCCCATTCTTCTTTACATTCGTCTAGGTATACACCATTGACGTTTTTCCTCCAAATTATTCTTCCTATATTTTTTCCTTCTTCATTAAAAAATGAATACCCATATGGTGCTACATATTGATTATAATATGGGTTTTTAAATTGTTTTAAATTCTTTTCCATCTTTTATAAATTAATCCCAACTCCAACTCCAATTACCAAACCCCAATTCTTATTTAGTGGGTCATAACCAAATGTCGCTTCTGGTCTAACTGAAAACCACTTTTTTTTCTTTTCTACATATTTGGTAATCTCTTTCGTTTGTGTAATTACTTCTGTATGTGTTTTAAAACGCATTTTTACGCTGTCTAACGAGGTTTTAACACCACTGACATATATTTTTGCGTCTGCTGTGTCTTTGTCGCTTATAAACGACTTTTGATACATCTTTGATTCTGTATATAATGTGTCACCTTTTTTTGAATATAAGGTGTCTTTTTTTGTTTTTACTATAATGCTTGGTATAAACTGCTTTTCAAAAATTGTTGTGTCTTTCCAGAATGTATCTGTTTTTTCTGTATATACTGTATCAGTCTTTTGATTTGGTATTATTCTGTTATGCCGCAAAAACAACGTTATCAAAAGGCATATAAGGCATACCAAACTGCCAATCATAAAAAATTTATTCTCGTTTTCGTTCATCATCTTCTTCTTTTTCTTTATTTGAATCTCTATCAGTAAGGAATTTTATAGTTTTATATTTGTAACTATAATCAATGCCAATCAACGCTCCACTGAATGTAAAGACCTCACCTAGTGCTGTCAACACTGAAGCATCTATTATACCCATAGGTGGGATAAATAACCCTACCCATAACAAAATTATTCCCATGACAGCCAAAAAAACACCCAACCAAAGTTGAATGGTCATTTTTTCCTTACTTGATATATTTTTCATTGTAGTATTATCTTTTTATTTTTAACATGAAAACATAAAATTGGGGTAGATGTTTTTTTCTACCCCAATCTTTTTAAATATTAAGCATCAAGTCCAGCCAATACTCTGACGTTCTTTACTGCATTTTGTCTTTTATTAATATCAACCACTGATACCACTACTGGTCTGTTTGAATATGTCTCAAACGCTGTAAGTAATCTGTCATCTACATCCATGTTGTTAAGTGTTGGTAATACACCACCTTCTGCAAACTTCATATGTGGGTTTGACTTTGCTAACGCTTTCTTAACCTTTCCATTTGAGAAGTAATCAATGAAATCATCAAGAGTTAATTTCTTTTTGGATTTATTGATATACTCAAGCAAATCAACATTTGGCATTGTGGATTCTCTACGGATAATCATTTCATCACCTTCGACTTCAATACCAGTGTTACCTACTGGAACACCACCTTCTGTGTGTCTCTTACCCTTGACAAGTCCACCTTCCAACTGACCTCCATAACGGTATGGCTTATTTGCTCGCATAATGGCAATTTGTGCTGCTGTGGTTGCTGCTGCAAGAGCCATCATTGGAATCGCTGGTATTGGCCATGTATTCATTGCCGCATAGGTTACTGACATTGAACCATTCACAACCGCTTGAAGAATCTGTCTGTTATATTCTGCTATTTTTCTCTTTTTATCCAAATCTTCTTGCTTCTTCTCTTGCTTTTCCTTTTCCCTTTCAAGTTTCTTTTCTTGCTTTCTTGCTTCTTTCTTTGCTTCCATCTCAGCATTGAGTTGGTCAATCAACTCTTCTCTACGACTACCTCTAGCAGTTGCAAGTTCTGATTCAATACTTTCTACGTTGCTTGTATGCTCTTCAAGAATACTTCTTTGCTCTGTAAGTTTCTTGTCTAACATTTCATTCTCCTTATCCAACGCTTCTTGCTCTTTCTCAAACTGCATATCTTGGGCACTCCATATGGCATTCATTATTGTATTGAATGCATTAAAACCTTCTTGGATATACTGTTGAGCACTTTGCATGAAGTTTGCAAAACCTTGCTTTAATTCGAAACCTATACCATTTAACTTGTCAGTTGCATCATTTTTGAGGTTGGTAAGCGTTGCCATTGTAGATTGATACTGTTCTTCTGTAATCAAGCCTCCCTTCAAATCGGAATTGGCTTGCTTCATGGCGTTATCAATCTCCTTGAGGTTTGTTTCAAGTGCATTTTTGTACTCCTTTAACTTCTTTCTAGAAGTGTCTTGACTTATATTTGTCTTTGACAATGCTTGTCTTACAGTATTCTCAATTCTTCTGTAATAGGTTTGATAAGCATTTGAAGTTTCGTCTAATGTTTGTTTGTCAAGTTCTTTGTTCTTGTTTGCATACTCTTTCTTGATGTTTTCAATGGTAACTTGATGCAATCTTTCATTTGTTTCATCTTGCTGTCTAAGATTCTCCAAAAGTTCATATGTTTCCCTCGCTTCCTTATCTTCTCCATTTTCTATCTGAGAAGAATAGAGTTTAGTTTTATCTATTATATCTTTGAATAATCTTTCGTTCTCAGCATCATATCTTTTTTTCTCTGCTTCCTCTGCTTCATTAGCCTCATTAGCATAAGCATCTCTAAGTAAAGCCTTTCTTTGTTCGATATATTGACGAATAACGTCAAGAATCTCTTTTCTGTTACGCTCAATATCAGCAAATGATTCTTTGAGAGCGTCATCAAGATTATCAATGAATCCAGCACCAGTTTTATTTACCAAGAATAACTCTTTTTCGAATTGTTGTTCAAAGGCTTTTGTGTATTTCTCAGCATCTTTTGCAAACTCTTCTGGGGAAATTCCCAACATCTTTTGAACAATTTCGTCCTTTCTCTGATTTTGGAGATTATTACTTTGTCCTAGTTCTTGTAGTTTACGGTACAGATTGTATAGTGTAAACATTTTCTTCTGTACCTCACTAAGACCTTGTGTAACTCTCTTCACATCATCACTATCAACAATTCCAAGAGAGTTTAAAGATGTGAATTGACTTTGGAGAGCATCAATCTCATTTTTAATTGCGTCTACTGCTATTTTTGTTCTGTTATCCAAAGCCTTCCCTTCTTGAGATTGCAATTTATCCAACGCTTCTCGCTGTTGTTTTGCTTCCTCTTCATAGAGTTGTTTTTTCTTATTATTGGTTACCTTTCTTGCTTCTTCCTCTGCCCTTGCTTCAGACATGCCATTTTCTTTCAGTTTTCTCACCATTTCAAGGTGTTCAACCTCAAGTTCAACAAGTTTCTTTCTGAAACCATCTCTCATTGCATCCAACTTGTTTTTTTGAAGCATTTGCTCAATATTTGCTTCATGTTTGGCATTCTCTTTTGCAGCGGCTTGAGACTTCTTGGCACTTTCCTCCCTCGCTTGTCTCTGTTCAGACCATAATCTTCTCTCAAGTTCCTTTCGCTCTTGAATTTCCTCATCAGAATTACCTTTGATAAGCGCAATCTTCTTCTTAAGGTATTCTTGGGTTCTTCTGGTATCCCTTCCATACATTGCTTCAGCATCTGCTTCTTGCTCGTCAAGAGCCTTTTTCTGCTTCTCCCTAAACTCCTTATTGGCTTTGTCTTGCTGTCTTTGTATTTCTCTATTTTTACCTTTCTGATAATTTGTAATAATATGAAAACTTTTTCCCAAACCTTCCATTATGATATTTGGGATTTCAGCAAAATTACCTTTAATCAACGATATTACAACCTTACCAAGAGTATTTAATGGTTGAAGTACCATATTGGCTATTACTGTACCAACACCAGAAAGAATTGCTCTCAATTGATTAAACCATTTTCCAAGATTCTTTAATATTGGAACAGTTTCTGTGAATTCCTTCTTAATATCATCCCAATAGGTTATCAAAGTGCTTACAGCTGTAATAACAGCAACAATGGCTAAAGAGACAAAACCAGCCTTAAGACTCTTGGTAGCAACTGCGGTAGCCTTTGTTGCCTTTGCTAAACCATTTTGAGCAACGGTTGCTGCATTTGTTGCTTTTGTTTGAGCATTCTGAGCAACAGTTGCTGCATTTGTTGTTTCTGTAAGCGTTTTTTGCGCTGTATTTGCTCCCAGCAACTTATCAACGAATTTGTCCAAGGCTGCATTGGATTCCTTAATCCATCCACCAATACCTTCTCCAGACTTGATTTGTTGCTGAATAGACTCCAAACCTTGCATTGCATTCTGCAAAGCAACAA